ACAGGACCAAATGATGAACTTGCAAGAACAAAGATCTATCTTGCATATCAAATTTTAGGTAAGTTTGAAAACCATTTCCGTACTGTTATGGAAACTGGTCAACTTGCTAGCAAACAATTAGATGAGCTACGCAAAAAATAGCACCACCCATATTGGAGTGCTTTAAATAACACCAACCACAAAGGAGTGTACCTATGGCTGATGAAGCTACAAATGTATTAGGCGCTGCAAAAACCTTATCAGGTTTGATGCAAGGCTTAAACTCTGAACCAGCACCTGCTGAGACAGAGCCAACACAAAGGACTGAAGAAGTCCAAGAAGAAATCACTACTGAAGAAGTAGATGATACTGTAAGTCCAAGTGATATACCGTTTATGAAACAAGACGTTGATGAAGAAACGGAAAATCAAATGGAAATAACAGAAGAAGAAGCTGAACAAGATATTAATGAAAGTTCTGAGGAACCTGCATATACCGTTAAAGTTGATGGTACTGAAATGTCGGTCACCCTTAATGAACTACTTCGAGGGTATCAGAGAGAAGCTGATTACACACGCAAAACATCAGAACTATCTTTAGAGAAATCAAAGTACAATGATCTAATGCAACAATCTCAAAGTGAGATTAACAATAAATTGTCTAAACTTACAGAACTTACAACTGTAGCTCAACAAGAGTTACAACAAGAGTATAGCAATATAGACTTTGAAAAACTTTACGATGAAGATCCAACAGAAGCTGCACGCTTAGAGCATAAGATGCGTAAACGTGCTGAAAATCTGGCAATGATTCAGGAAGAAACTAAAGCTAATCAACAGCAAGAGTTTCAAAAATACTTACAAGAGCAACAACATAAAGTTAGTACTCTTGTTCCTGAGTTTAATGATCCTGCTAAAGCAAGCAAACTAAAATCTGATATGAGATTATATCTTTCTAAATTAGGTTATGGTGATCAAGATATCAATAGTATTTATGATGCAAGACAAGTCTTGTTAATTAAAGATGCTATGTCTTATGATGCTTTAAAAAAATCAAATATTAAAGTTACAAAGAAAGTTGCTAGCGCTCCTAAAGTTGTTAAGCCTGGCACTGCTAAAAATAAAGCAGATGCTAATGTAAGAAATAGGCAAGATAAACTAAATCGTCTGAAAAAAACTGGCTCAACAAAAGATGCAGCTAAATTTTTTAAAGACTTTCTTTAATTAAATAAGGAGGCCTTATGGCACAACCAACTAACTTGTACGATACGTACGATACTACTGGTATTAGAGAAGATTTAGTAGATGTAATTTACAATATATCTCCTGAAGATACTCCAATACTTTCTGCAATCCCAAGAGCGGTTGCAAAATCAACTAAACATGAGTGGCAAATTGATGCATTAGCTGCTCCTGGCGCTAATGCTGTAATTGAAGGTGATGATGCTACTATAGATGCAATGACTGCAACTGCTAGAAAGCAAAACTTTACTCAAATTATGGACAAAGTAATAGCTGTTTCTGGAACTCAATCTGCTGTTGACTCTGCAGGTAGAGCTGATGAAATGGCTTACCAAATTGCTAAAAAATCTAAAGAACTTAAAAAAGATATGGAACTTTCTTTATCTTCTGCAACACTAGCTGCGGTGGGAACTGCAACTGCTGCAAGAACTTTAGGTGGATTACAATGTTGGATTGAAACTAATGGTGACGCTGGAACTTCTGGAACATTATCAACTGGTGATGGTACTGATGCTCCTGGCGCTGGAACAAACAGAGCAATTACTGAAACTATCCTAAAGACTGTTATCGAAGAAGTATATACAGCTGGTGGTGACACTGATGTTCTTGTTGTACCACCAAAGGTAAAACAAACAATATCTGGATTCACAGCTTCTACATCTACACCTAGATTTAGTAATGCTGGTGACAGAACTTTTGATGCTGCAATTGATGTGTATGTATCAGATTTTGGTTCTATCCAGATCGTACCTAACAGAGTTATGGCTGGGTTAGAAACTCTTTTCTTACTACAAACAGACATGGCTGCTGCCGCTTACTTAAGAGATTTCCAAGTGAATGATCTTGCTAAGACTGGCGATTCAGAGAAAAAACAACTACTAGTTGAGTTTACTCTAGAAGTTAGAAACGAAGCTGCTCACGGTATCATTCTTGATATTACTGAGTAATTAATAATTAGGGGGAGCTTCGGCTCCCTCTTTTAAACAAGGAAAAAAATATGAAACAATATGCTCCAACAACCTTTAGACCAGGCGATACACAAACTGTAGCTGTAGCAGATTCTTCTGCTGCATCATCTGCTTTCAATGCTCACACTAGAGACATAAGAATAGTTACTACTGTTGATGCTTATGTAGCATTCGATGCTACACCTACTGCTAGTTCATCTTCTTTAATTATACCTGCGTTTACTGTAGAATATTTTAGAGTAGATCCATCAAGTAAAGTAGCATTTTTAAGAGTAGGTTCTACAACAGGAACTGCAAGGATAACAGAAGTTAGTCAGTAATGAAACAAAGTATTACTGCATTAAGAAGTCAAGATCGTTATCGCAATCGTAGAACAGATGTACCTAATGACGCTATTAATTTAGAAAACTTAACATACCTATTATTAGAAACAGGCGATAACATTATACGTGAAGATGGTGTTGGCGTTTCTTACTTTACTAATGAGCCAATTCAAAATTAATGGAATTCAGTAAATTAGTAGAGTTAATTAAAACAAAAGAACAAAGCTCTAAGCAACAAACCAAGAACAAACAAAGAACAAAAGTTTTAAGAAAAAGGATTAAACATGGCTGATAGTAAAATTAGTGCATTAACAGCATTATCAGAAACCCCAGCAGATGATGATGTATTTGCGGTTGTAGACACAAGTGCTACAGCTACAAAGAAAATTACATTTGCAACTTTAAATGCTGCAATATCTGGTGTTGCTGCAGCTCACATTAATTATAACTTAACTAAGACTGGTACCTATACGGCTGTTGCTGGTGATAAAATATTATGTGATACTTCAGGTGGTGCGTTTACAATTACACTTCCTGCTAGTCCTAGTGCTGGTGATGAAGTTCATGTACTTGATGCAACTGCATCATTTGACTCAAACAATTTAACTATTGGCAGAAACTCAAAGAAAATACAAGGAGCTGATGCTGACCTTACCATTACTACACAAAACACTGGTATTGGTTTAGTGTTTTATAATGATACGTATGGTTGGAGAGTTCTAGTTGATGCATATGATGTTGATGTGACAGAGCTGTAATATGACTGATATATATAATCCTAATCAAGATATACATATAGATAAAGCAACAAGTAAACTTGTAATAAAAAAATCACAAGATACTGAATCTATACTTAAAGATAATAAAATATCTAGAAATCATACAGAACAAAAAGGTGAGTTTCAACGTATAGCACAGATACCATTGATTGCATTACAAATTAAAACTAAAGAACTATTTGGTCATTCTAACTATCATAAACTACACGCAGATGATCAAAGAAATATTATTAAAAAGATGGTTAATAGTAATGAGTTCGAAAACTTTAGAACAGGAAGTAAAAGGTTATAATGGCTTTAAACAATTACGCAAATTTAAAAACAGCTATTGCTAATTTCTTAGCACGTGATGATTTGACTACAGAGATAGATGACTTTATAGATCTTACTGAAGCAGATTTTAATCGTAGATTAAGAATTAGAGCTATGGAAAATGTTGATAGTGCATTTACTATTGATACAGCAACTGAAGCATTACCTACAGGGTTTTTACAAATTAGAAGTTTTATTCTAACTAGTAGTACTCCTGATAGAGTCTTATCATTAATGACTCCTTTTCATCAAGCTGATACACAAGACTATACTAACTCAGGTGTACCTAGAGCTTTCTCTATTGAAGGTAATAACTTTAGATTTAGTCCTGCACCTGACTCTACTTACACAGCTAGATTAGTTTATTATAAAGCCTTTGATAGTATTGATAGTACAACTACAACTAATACTATTCTTGATAAGTTTCCTGATATATATTTATATGGTGCGTTATATTATGCATCAACATTCATTAGAGGCATGGATCAACAAACAGTATTACAATTTAAAACTCAGTATGAAGCTGCTATTAAACAAGCAGAAGATGCAGATGACTTAGATAAATACAATGGATCACCTTTAATTCAAAGATCAGGTATTAATATTAACAACTTAGATAACGTAAAATAATGCAATTACCTTTTGGAGAATGGCTACCAGATTTGCCAGATCATGCTAATCCTGGTTCTACACAAGCTAAAAATGTTTTTCCTGCAGTAAATAGTTATAGACCATTTAATGGAATAGCTGCTACTTCAAGTAATGGTTTAGATGCTAGAGCGCAAGGTGGCAAAGCATTTAAATCTGATAGTGGTGTTGTATCTATATTTGCAGGTGATGCTACTAAGTTATATAAACTAACTTCTAATGCTTTTGTAGATGAAAGTGGCGGTACTACCTTTAGTTTTCCTGCAGAATCATATTGGGATTTTGTTAGATTTGGAGAAGTAGTTATAGCTTTTAATGGTGATGATGCTACGCAAGCATGGACCTTAGATTCATCTACTGACTTTGCTAACTTAGCTGGATCACCTCCAGTATTTAAACATGCTGCAGTTATTGGTAATTTTTTAGTTACAGGATTTCAACCTACAGCACAAAACAAAGTACAATGGTCTAGCTTCAATGATCCTACTGCATGGGTAGAAGGAGTTAATCAAGCTGACTCTGAAACACTTCCAGAAGGTGGTGTTATTACAGGTATGACTGGTGGACAGTTTGGATTAATATTTCAAGAATCTCGTATTACTCGTATGGATTATCGTGGTGGTAATGTAATATTTTCTTTTAGAAGAATAGAAGATAATAGAGGAGCTGTACAAGGTAAAAATGTAATACAAGTAGGTAACATGGTTTACTTTCTATCTGAAGATGGCTTTTATGTAACAGACGGTTCTAATGCTAAACCTATTGGTGCAAATAAAGTAGATCGTTTTTTTTATAATGATCTTAAGTTTGCATTAAGAGAACGTGTTAGAGCTTCTTATGATCATGAAAACAAATTAATTATGTGGTCTTATCCTTCTGCTACTGGTAATAATTCTGGTACACATAATGATAAGATATTAATATTTCACATAGCTAGTAATAGATGGTCTATTGTAGAATTAGAACATGAAGTTATTATAGATTACCTATCACCTGGATTTACTTTAGAAGAACTAGATGACTATCCAGCATCAGGTACTAATGATATAGATGCAATAACAGTATCATTTGATAGTGCTGTATTTATTGGTGGCTTAAGAACAGTAGGTGCATTTAGTACAGATCATAAGCTAGGATCTTTTAATGGTGATTCTTTAGAAGCAGAAATAGGTACTGGAGAAACAGAAATATTTCCAATGCATAGATCTTTAATTACCCATGTAAGACCTATAGTAGATACTGACTCTGCTACAGGAACATTAAGTTTTAGAAATAGAATTGCTGATACTGCTTCTAATACTGCTGCCTCTAGTATACATGCTACAGGCACAATGCCTTTTCATAAGTCAGCAAGATATTTTAAATTTAACTTAACTATACCTGCAGCTACCACGTGGTCAGATGCACAAGGTATAGATATAGAAGCAATCAAAGAAGGTTATAGATAATGGCAATAGATTATTTTCAAGAATTATTAGCAAAATATAGAAATATACAATACCCTAACTCATCTCAAAGACAAGTTGATAGCTTAAGAAATGATTTACGTAAAGAAATATTAACGCCACAGTTTGAACAAGCTCGTATGGAATATGAAAATATGTTATCTGGTAATCGTTTAAGTAGAAGAAGTATAGATGCTACTAAAGGTGGAGAGCAACAACAAATAATTATTAATCCAACTACAGGAGCTACTGAGATTGTTACTCCCGAATATAACAGACAGTTTAGAACTGATAATTTAGATTTTAATCCAGTTGGTGGTGGTATCTTTCAAAACATTTATGATGTAGATGAAGGTAAAATAGATCCTAGAACTGGCAGACCTAAAGATGAAGAAGTAGTAGAAGATATTAATACTGGTCTTATAGGTAATACTGGTGGTCGTGGTGACGGTAGAGATAAAGATCAAGGCGCTAATATGGCATATAGTCATGAAGTTATTAATGGCGTAGCTTATAGAATTAATAATGAAACTGGTGCAGTAGAAGCATTAGACGGTTTAGATGCTACGATAGCTAAAACATTAGCAGGTTTTGTAAACAACTTTACTATAGGTGGTATATTAAATCGTAATGAAACGTATCAAGATAAACTTGATCGTATTAAAGATATAAGTGAAGAAGCCTATAATGAAATAACTGCAAATGTTAGAGAACAAGCTCGTGTTAATAAAGACTTTGATAGTGATAATGAAACTACATTTGATAAACTAAAAACATTTACAGATAAAGTAAAAGGTTACTTTGGTGAAGATACTGATAAAGGCAATAAAACTAATAATACTGTTAGAGGTCTACAAACAGGTTATGGTTCTACAGAAGCAGATGATGCACGTGAACAAGCTAGAAATCCTGCTAATAATAACAACAATAACAATAATAATGGTGGCAGTACTGGTGGTGCAAGTCGAGATAAACAACAAGCTAATAGAGATTTAGGTGCATCACGTGGATTTAATCGTGGTGGTAGATAATGGCTAGTAAACAAAACTTAGAATATGTTTATAACTATCCTGCTTATACTTTAGAAGGTATATTATTATCTACATACGAATATCAATTAGTATCTGAAGATGTTGTAAATCAATTAGTACGATATCATAATGTAGAAAATCAGGAGGTAGCTGCATGGTTTCTAGCG